CCGGAAGAGGAAAAGTCACCTCAAGATGACTCCCAAAGTGAAGATGAAGAAGACGAAGAGGAAGATCTCATTGACTTTTCAACAGTGGAAGTGCCTCAAGTTGAGTCATCTACTGAGGATAAAGTCGATGGGGACTTGGTTGAAGACAAGCAGCCGCACAGCGAGCAGGATGACCTACCAATATTTGTGCTACCAGACAGGAGGATAGAATATGATCTTGGAGCGGTTAAGTTCACCGAGGGGCAACTCAAGCACAACGAACCTGTGAATTTTTCCGTATACCTAACAAACCCTGAGGACGAGCTCAAAGTCGACGAGGATGGTGGTGAGTATGAAACAGAGATTGTCCACGCGCTCCTCTTGAAAGACATGTGGAAAGAGAAAAAGCTCAGGCTCAAGCGCAAACTCCTCTACACTTTGATCTGGATAGGAAGCGCAATAAAGCGCCTAAAACCTACGAGAAAGCAAGTGGAGGGTTGTAATCTCTGCTTATGTGAGATCGGCAAATGTACACATCCGTACAGGTTCCCGTCCGCCATGGCTGGCAAAATCATCTCGTTCGACCAGCTTCCAGAACACAAGTATTATTACGGTCACTGGCGCGGGAACGTTTACGTGCCTAAGCTGCTCAAAGAGGTTAAACCGTCCAAGCATGTTTTTAAATGCACGAGTGCTGACGCACCTACAGAAATGTCACGACTCAAGGCTGATTTGAAGCAGCCCAGAAGCTCTCCATTCTATAAGTCACATCAGAGAGCTATTGAGAAATTGGACCATACCGTGCTCAAAGAAGAATTGGAGTTTGAAGCAGTACTCGGTAACCCAGGTGCAGGTAAAAGTTCATGGCTTAGAAAGGAGATAATAAAGAACCGGTATTTTGTCGACGTCATCGTCTGCCCTACAAAACATCTAGCAGAGGAATACAATAGTAAGCTGAAGGCTGAGGCGCTAGGCGATCCCACCAAGAACAAAATACTAGTTCACAATGGTAAACTTCCACAAGCCATGACATTTGCAAGGGCCATAGCCACAGTGACAGAAGACATGGTAATTGCCATCGATGAAGCTTTCTCTTATGATCCTAGAGTCCTCTGGTTCCTTCTGAGCAGACCGAAGAAAGCAATCATACTGGGTGATGACCGTCAGCAACACTTCGATCTCGGCAATCTTAAAATGCCCACGGCTGTTCCAAGTCTGGCG